TTTTATAAATCCCGATTCTTTTTTATTTAACAAATGTGTTATATAAAACAATACGATAGTTAATAGAACTGAATACACACCACCTATATAGTCTCCAAATACGCCCCAATGTTCAGGATTACTACTTATTGTATATTCTTTAAAATTGTACCAATACAGAAGAATTGGTACAATCAAAACTAATATAATACATATAATAAAATACTTATTTTTCATAATTAACAATAAATGGCGAACCCCTTATCAACGTGCGCCGACTGGTGTAATAAACCAGGACCCGACTTTACGGGTCACACATTGACAAGGGATTCATTTTATATTACTTTATTCGGCACTACAAATATAAGCAGATTATTTGAGAACATCAAAACATTAGTATAAAAAAGGCTCCAGCCATAGCCGGAACCTTTAATTAGATATAGACTTGGAATACTAATTCCTTAACATACCTTCTACCACTACTGTCGGTTCCCATACTACACACAGGAGTAACATGAGACGTATTTACCCATATTCCCGCAGGCATGAAACCACTCATATAATCACATACCATGTTTTCTAAAGATTCGGGAGTACCATAATAATACGAATCACACACTACTCTAATTAGAGTATTACCAACTTGCTCAAACAATCTTGAACTGATGGGAAAATTAGACGAAAAGCACTTTTCTGAATAATTTATTATCACCATATTTAATTATATTTTAATTATACCACAAAGTTACAACAAGGAATTCAAGAAAGCAATAGCATAAATATTTTGCTAACAGTCCTATAAATGATTCATTTATGCGTGCCATGTTTGAAAAGAAATAACTACTTTTGCATAAAAGTATTCTATCCCATGAAACGAATCTTAGCCATCATCCGAAATTACAGAGACCGCCGTCTTCGTGAACGGTGCGTCAAGTATGCCGTTAAATCCAAGCAAAACGATTACTCAATTTCACAGGAAGCAATCTACCTATATAGATTCATCAAAGGATTTGACTGTTAACCTTTATTGGGGTCAAGTTTCTTGGAAGGAAGAATCACTGGAATTGTAAAACGGACTTTGCTCTCCGAATGCTGTACACGGCCTTCGGTAGAAGATACCCCTACTCCAATAACACTGGCCAACACACCCACTTTACCTGTAGTACCTTCCTTATTCTCCACATCTACACTCAGGTCAAAGTCTATGTTTGTCACATTATAGTCACTAAATCCATGTGTCACACGAGGATTTTCTTTAAGTCCAAATATATTCATTGGATTCACAAATGTCTGCTTACCTTCAAACTCTTGATTAAGTTCATCAACAGACTCGGCAATCTGCTTGATGGTACTTTTGATAAATTCTTTTAGCTCCATATACAAATGGCGAATCCCTTATCAACGTGCGCCGACCGGAACCACCCGGAACCCGATTTTACGGGTTACACGTTGACAAGGGATTCATTTTATTGGTTTTAATTCGGCATCACAAAGATAACCATCTTTTTTGAAAACATAACGGTCTTTCACCGAAAACATAACGATGTTTTATAAAAAGGCCGGAATAGCATAAAAAACCCCTCAACTCGTGAGGGGTTCTCAGCTTATCTCAAGCCGCTTGCGATGTTTGATGATTATGCGCCCGAAGGCCACGGGCGACTTTTGTCTTAGGGGATATGGTACCCAGCCTTAAATCTTATCTGCTGCTGCACGGAGTCTGTCCGCCATGTCGCACAATGCACCTTTCAACTGCGCTCTCTCCGTCAAAGAAAAATCACCTTTACCGCCATTACCATCAATGCCGTCCATCTTATGATAGAGCCAGCTGCTTGACTTTCCAAAATATTGGCGTGCTATCTCTCTCCATGAAACCATCATCAATATATCACTGAGCTGTTGTTTCACGGTCATTTCTGTTTCGGGTCTAACTACGATTGTTTCCATATATATTTGTTTTAGTGTCCCACCCCAAAGGGTGGGCTTGTTGTTAATCTTTTGGGAGGTCTACCATTTTATCAAATAGTTCCTGACAATACCATAACAATTCAGGATAGCCATTTGGAAATGAATTTTGATAATTTCTGATTGCTTCAATCAGTTCCCTCTCTTCATCCGTTACTTTCATTGTTTTTTTATCCATATCATTTACTTTTTTAAGACACTACAAAAATACTACGAATTTTCGTATTATCCAAATTTTTACTACGAATTTTCGTATTTAACGCAAAAAAATAATAATAACCCCTCCGTGGTTCATGGAACGGAAATAATAAAGGTAAGGAAGTGAACTTCCCTACCAAACACCGGGTCCCATTCCGTTTTGCTCGCCGCATTCATAAGGTGAGCAAAACGGAATGGGGACGCTCACCAAGCAATAACGACACGAAAAAAGCAGCCCCTAAAGGCTGCTTCCCTACCCTTTGCCGAATTATTCAGCAATCAAGAGCGTTTCAATTTCTGAAATCTTCGTTTTGATTCGGCCACGCATGAAACCGATGAATTCCACCAACACGAAACGATTCGACAAGGCGAAAATTTCTCCGCTACCATATCCGCCCGAAAATTTCAGCTTATAGTTTGGCGAGTTGAAGCCATCTTCTTCGCCCAACTTTGCTTCGGCTGCATCCAAGTCGTCAAGTGCCGACATAAATGCGCTGCGGTCACTGGATAGCTTCTTCTTTCGTTCCAGGTCGGCCAAACATTTTTGAAGTTCAGCCGTTTTGCGTTCGATTTCGGCTTGCAGTTCTTCAGCGGTCTGCTTCTTGGTCGGCTTCTTCTTGCCCTTGGCTTCGGCCTTTGGTGCTTCTTCCACCTTTGGCAATTCTTCCACCTTTTCCGCATCAGCAGAAACGGCCATTTCTTCGGCCTTTGGTGTTTCTTCCGTTGGCTTGTTCACGATTGGCGCAACTGCTACCATTACAGGGTTTACAGACTGAGCAGACATTTCTGCCATTACCTTACTCACTTTCTTTGCTTCGTTTGTCTTCATAATCTTGAAAATTTAATGTTTATAAATAGGGTTAATTGCTTTTCATCGGTTGCACTTGACAAGCTGCGAAAACATGGCACACGGGGAAATAATCCTCTTTCGCTTCTTCTTCCGTCTTTCCGGCTTCGGTCGCTGCTTCCTTGCTTTGGCTACTTGCTACGGGTTGCGCCCAAAGCAAAATGGCCTTTTCTCCTTTCTTCACGGAGAAGCCTTCCTCTTTCCATTGGCGGAAAGTCTTCAAATCGGTGTAGCCCTTACTTTGGTAGTAATAGCGTAAAAGGCCGTTCACAGTGGGGAACTCGGGGAATAGTCCTTGTTTAGACAAGGTTTGCAGACTTGATGACAAATCTTTAAGAGCAGCTCTTCTTTTGAGTGCTTCTTCTTTCTTCTTCGGGTCAATACTCTTTTTCATGCTTCAAATATTTCATAGTTAGAAACTCGTTGGAAATACTCGCTATCATCGGCCAAAAGGCACAAATTATGTCCGTCCGATGTTGTGAAATACACCTCCAGTCTGTCGGTAGTGTCTACTTTGTCCGTCACTTCATAAGAACCGAAAATCTTTGTAAGTTCGGCAATCGCTTGTTTGTAGGTAAAAGTTTTCATTCGGTAATTCATGGCTTGTTGATTTTATGATGAACCTTGAGCTCGGTGGGTGTGAGCCTTTATTCGGCTGTTTCCCTGATTGGAGCTTTTTTTTTCTGCGTCGCCTGTCGCTACGCGGTATGTTTCGCCTTTTTTACGCTGCCTACAAAGGTGCCGGATAGAGCAAGAGCAAGTTTTTCACGGAAACCGAATGGCCTGAATACTACCCGAAGGGATGGAGATTTTTACGGAAACGCTGCTTGAACTTGAGCCAGTGAGAGACGGCATTTACCTTTGCAGCACAAAAAAGCGGAACTGCGCAGTGATAGGTGACAGAAATGAATGGCGACAATCAGAAAAGGAAACAGCCTAAACAATACAGCGGAACGCTACCAAAGAAAAAACGTTGGATGATGTGGCCGGATTCTAGAGGCAAGCCTGCTTAACGATGGATTCCGACCTCTTCAATCCAACTCAAGCAACCTACAGAAAGCACCGCTTTCTACCTCTTACCCGCGAAAAGTCCAAGGGTATGTAGAGTAGCGCATACGTTTGGACTTTTCGCGGCGCCCGATGTCATTTGGGACAACTTTGTCTTCAAATGGGGCGACTTTACGCAAAAAAAAAAGGTACTTGAAAATCCAAGTACCTAAAAACCAATAAACAAACCTCCCCCGTTTCTCAAAGCTGAGAAACGGAGCCGCACCGAAGTCCGAGCCGCACCGCCTCCGACTTGCGATTGCAAGAGACAAAACAAAGGGGAAATGTGATGAAATCCCACCTATAGCAAGGTTTGACCTATAAAAAAGCCCCTCCAACCAAGTTGGAAGGGCACTACAGCATCCTTTAAAGCATTATCCTATATAAGCAGTACCTTTCGACTGCCATACACGCAACCATTCCTTGCGCATCATCAGATACTTGAAAGCATCGGTCAAGTTAGTGGACTCTTTGGGCAGTCTTGCCGTAGGGAGTTTGTCACCCGTCTTCTCCTTTACCACCATGGTAGCCCCATTGCGGTCGGTTACAGACTTGGTCTTCGTTACCTCCATCTCACTCTTGAGATTACGACAATTATATTGGTCAATCTTGAGTGAGAACAGGCGGCGCTGGAGATTGCCCGCCATCAGGTCCTGCATGAATCGGTACTCCAAGTTACTGCCGATGTTTCCTTGGTTCAATGACATCAGCTGCACACTCCAGCCCGTAGAAGAACCATCGGCATACTTTTCGATGCAATTCTTAATCTGTGTAGCCATATCCGACTTGACACGCTTGTAGTTGTTCATGGAGCGGTCATAGTACAGCTTCAGAACCTTGCGTTTCATCGGAGCGAAGTATGCCAGGAAAGCATCCGCCAATTCGCGTGCCGTCTGTGGTGGCAAAGAATAGAACTCTTTCAATACATAATAAGTACTTCCCTTTCGCTGTCCTGTAACCATGGAGAGCATGTTACCGGAGTCCATACCTGCCTCCAGATAGCTGCTCCTATCCAAGTACCTAAGTACGGTACAATCTTCTTGCCATGCCAATGGGTGCTTGTCGATGACATCATTGAGATAGCCATCGGCATAGAAGTGTCCGATGGTAAGATTCGGATAAAACAGCACACTGGATTCCAATTTAGGGATGATGGAAAGCACATTGCAGTTCAAGCCCTCCAAGCCTTCTGTGATTTCATCCTGGAACCACTCCAAACCAAGAATATCCGCATTGACGTATGTCGATGATATGAAGAATAGAGAGACGCGCTGCCGTGCCTTTACCCATCGTTGTTCCCACCGTTCCATGTTACGCTTGGCCAACTGCATGGATTTCTCTGCTTTCTCCACTTTAGATGCCAAGGAACGGTCTATACGGAATGCTTTCTTCAATGCTTCATATTCCTGAAGATGGGAAACATAGGTTTTCTTGGTGTCATTATACACCAACCCGGCACGAAGGGCAAGCATGATTTTCTGCTTGTCGTTCTGCTTGGACATTTTCAGAATCCAGTCGTATTCGCCCAAATGGTTGGGATTCGGCATATCGGTGGTAAGTGTTCTGCTTCGGTACCAGACTGAATCTCCGTACTTGACATAGAAACCACGGACGGCCTTCAACAAGTTAGTGAACTTTTCTTCCGGAAAGTACTTGACTTCATCACCGAACACACCGACATACGAACGTCCGGCACCGATGGCCATACGATCCAAAGAGATGAACGTGAAGTTGAACCCCGTATAGAACACCATGGTGTTACGCCAATCGGAGCTGATGTTATACATACGGAGCTTCCATTCTTCGGGTGGAGCTTCATTGATCACGTAGTGAGTCCCATATTCCCACCCTAATAATGCAAGCCCATCGATGAGTGAAGGAATCACATTCTTGTGCAAATCCGAATAAGTGTCGGCCACCCATGCAAAGGGAGCACCAGGACAATCCATTGCAACTTCCTGAACTCGTTCCGCAAGAACTTGTACCGTCTTGGCAGAAGCACGACCAGCCACCCAATAGAGCGACCATGGCATGATAATGGAAAGCAACTGTGCTACCCAATTGCCGAAACGGACTTCGACATCATCCGTAATCCTGAGTTTTTTCTTGCGTGTCATCGAGCATTTCTTCAAATGAGGTTTCAATAATGTTGGCATCCCGTTTCAGACGTTCACGATCACGTTCCGAAATATCCGGGATGCTGTCAATCTGCTGAGCCAACAATTTACGATCGATAGAAGGGATACCAATCATGCTGGAATCGGTTGTGTAAACCTTGATAGGCTTGTCTTTCGGTTGTTCTCTCTTGATTGGATCTTCTTTGTCCAACTGCTTCACCTTCCATGCCTGAATCTTCAGATTTCCGTAAATCTCCATGTCCTTGGGAGACTTGGCCGAAAGCAATACAGCCTGTGCAGCTTTCTGCAAATCCTCAAAAATCATGTTACGGTGTGCCCGGTTCTCAATAGAATCATCCAGAAAGAAGAGATTGACCGCTTCGTTATACATCTCACGGGCACGAGGACGTGAACAGTTGAACGGCTCATGCATCAACAAATTGATTGCCTGGTCACGGCCATACTTACGATGAATGCCTACGATGGCATACAAAGCATTGTAATATTCCTGTTCTTCGGGAGTAAGCTGCTCTTTGCAACCGCTCTGGATATAATCCTGAAGAACGTGATAATAACTTTTCTCAAACATCTAAATCACCGAAAAATACTTTGTTAATGTTGTTCTTGAACTCCAATTGGCCACGGAACTTGTCCAAGCGCTGCGCTTGGGTTACATTCTCACCCGTGGCCGCCGCATCGGTCATGGAAATACCTTCCTTGGCCTGTTGCAACAACTGTCCACGGTCATAATGATACTTAAGAGGTGAGCGAAGCAACGTAAAGTAGAACATAAAATCACCCACATCGATGTCATAGTACATCGCTATCTGTTGCGGTGTATATCCGATGGATGCCAATTTCTCATATTCTTCGATATTGATTCGACCGAACCATTTAGG